GGGGCCAGCGACGAACGTCTTTCGAGCATTCGTTTTAAAGCCCACGCGTTCTAACAAGGAGATCACCGCCGCAGAAATACTTTTGCGAACGATAATATCATCCCCATAGACCCGAAAATCACGTCCTGGGCGGGCTGATGAATCAATGCCCTTAACCAGTGAAGCGAACAGAAGGGTCTGAAGTGGAAAGCAGAAACCGTTTCCCATCGACACGAACTTTTCGTATCTGATAACATCATCAGACCCGGGCAGAACGTACGACGGGCTCCGAAGACTGTTGAGAAAGAAAAACCAGTCAGGAGGTAGCAACGCGCGACACAGACCAATTGCAACGCTATCACTAGCACTGCTAAGGTCAATCGTAACGAAGCTATTTTCATCATCAAAAGACCCTTCACGGGCCATCTGCTGATTGGGATCCTGCCTACTCAGATCAAGACCAACCCTCCGCAAACGATCACGGAGAGCCTGATCACAACCCTTTTGGAGGTAAGAATTCCCTAACGGTTCGACAGCGATTGCCCGATGGGTTTTCGCTGTCTTAGGTACGAACCCGACTTTATTGTAGTTAGCTACCTTGCAGCATGAGTTGAGGTCGTTCTCAGTGACCTGAAAACTCTGAACACCAGCCTTATTCCTCATCGCAACACGCGGCGAGAAATGATGATTGGCACTCAATGCTGCCGCAAAGTACGGACGGGCAACGACGTTCACAGACCAGTACGGCGCTAATAACTTCCGCGCTAGACCAGTCGCATCACCGTGAACACCGATAGAAGCCCCGCTAGTGATGTCGCACTTGCTGTACACCTCAGCCAGGTCCGGCACGTCAGAAATCACGTACCGGATCCACCTTGATGCACGCTCGAAAACACCCGCGAGAGGACGATCTTTCACCATCCTCCCATTCCAGGCAGCAAACCACTGGTTCGTCCTACGGCATCGCCTTTCAGCGAGCTTGAAAGAACTGACAGCGGTCGCTTCTGGATCTAACCTGGACTCATTGCGAGCCCAGGGGTACTTGCGAACAAGTGCTCCAATCTGATTCGCGGCGAAATGCACCGCCGCGGTGTCGTACGACTGTGACACCAAAGAATCAGAGTACTCAAGTAGACGAGGGACATCCCACGAACAAACAGCATCCGCAAGACGTTGGAAATCCCCGCCTAAATGAGACCACCGCATAACTACCAACCTGAGGATCCTGCGGTATTTCACATCTGCAGAACCCTTCAGCGCACTGTTAAGCTTTCGCAGCTCGACAACTGGAGGTGCCTTCACGGTACCACTCCTATAGATGTTAAGCGATCACGGGGCAGTTAACCTGCTCCCCGTGCCGATCAAGGACGCCGGCGGACCAAAAGTCCCGCCAGCAAGCCTACCACAAAGACCAACACTTCGATGATGCTGAAGCCCAACTGGGCACCGGCAGTTTCCATCTTAGTAGTTGATCTTCTGGGTCTTGAGATGCGTTTTGAAATCCGCACTCCCGACCAGGGCGGCCAAATCGGCACAAATCGCGTCCACATCCGCGGAGGCAATACCAACAGGCAATGCAAACTCCAGCCGTGCGATGCTGTTACCACTCGTGGTAATGGCGCCGGTCAGTGTATGCGTGCGAGTCAACTTCGCTTCCGTACGACCCGTTCCAGAGAAGGTAGCCGTTGGTTTGGCCGCCGTCCTCGCCAGCCGCAGGTCGTCTGCTACCGACACGGTTTTCGCCGCGCCGATGTATCCGACATTGTTGGCCGAGAAGGAATCACTGGTGTAGGTCTTCGCGTTGAACGTGAGTGACATGGGAAATTCCCTTAAATTTGCGGTTTACCCGCATTAATATGCGCTATTTACGCGCAAAGAAGGAGAAGACTTGCTGACCAACTAAGGCCAGCGCATCCGCGATACGGGTCGCCTGATCAAGCCGAAAATCTGACTTGACCACTAAACCCGCAGTATCTAGACCTATCTCACGTACTTTGCTTCGCTGATGTTCGGCTAAGCTGCCCAGGTGAGGTGACGTCACCACAATGATGCCCATCCCAGTATGGGATGTGTTCTCTTGTATGGCGTACTGATCCACCTGATACGTGATACACGCTCCAAGATTGCGTTGATGAAACGCTTCCTCCAGAGCACCGATATAATCACCGATGTTGAAGAACCAATCGGCAACAAAGCTGTACGGAATCAACTCCCACGGCAAGGTCAGCAAAGATTTAGCGCTGAATCCCGCCGCATAAGCCAAGTCTATAGCAACTTCGTCGACGCTGGTCGCGCGAGCAAGGATGGTTTCCGTTATAGTTTTACGGATTCCAAACGTGCTAGCATTCACGTAGGTACCCGTGGTCGTGCTAGAGAGAGTACTACTAGCCGTGCCATGGGATGTACTACGGTCAGCGCGTGCATTCTTCTTTAACGCTTTCATGATGCTGTCTGCGCTACTAATCAACGGCTTTAGGCCATAACGCCACATAAGCCAAGCGTTAGCAGCACTCTGCGCCGCACTTCGAGCCCTTGCATTGCGCTCGAACGCGAACCACGACGAGAGCGGGTTCCAGAACATTCCTAAGGTTTTCTTCATCTCAGCGATGTTTTCCCAATTATCGGTAGAAGCACGTCCGATGTTTGAGAGACAGCTAGTACTCGCTTGGACTCGGAGATCTGCCATAGCGTACACATCATGGAGCGCAGGAAGCGCCCCAAGTAACGTGCCCGTCGTGGTCGGACCAAAGGAACCGAAACACCAAGAGATGTCCGGTATGTTCCTCTCATAACGCCACCATTGCGCTGGGTTCGATACGTACCCTGCACCTTGTGAAAGGCACGAGGAATACTTCTCTTGCTTCGAGCTTTGGTAGTTGGTCATGATTATCATGCCTTCCGCAGACTTCTTGTGGAAGCCCGGGGTGACCGTGTCACTGATCGTCTCCTTGCGTCCCGTTGACCACGAACCCGTGAAAATCCCGTTAGGGTAGTTCCACGAGCGGTAGTCAGATTGGGTCGGCGTAAAGCCGCCCCTTTCCCGGTAGCGAGGATAAGGTCGTTTGTAGATGGTCGACATAATAAGACCCCTTAACAGCAAACCCGGTCTGATACTAGACCGGCAACTGATTCATCCTGAGTGCGATCTCTCGCATAACAGGACAGGAGAGTTACTCCTAAAGGGACCCACCACTGCTTATTCACCATGAGGATCCTCGGTGAGGACAACCATGCACGAGAAGTCTCCAGTGAACTCACAAGTTATCGTGAGCCCACGGAACGAGGGCACAACGGCTAGGAGGGCAACGAGCGCTTGAATCTGCGTTTCGAAGCTATCCTCTTTGTTTGTCGTACCTTGGCTGATTCCAGAATAATCTGAGGAACCAGCGAGACCAGTATCGCGCACAATTTGATCCACATCGATTTGCTCCATAGTGATGAGTGGGGGGG